GGTCAGTCCGTGCAGGATGTGGGTGGCTTCGAGTACGGGGGGAGAAAAGACTTTAGGGATATTCAGTCGGGTGCACCGATGAACTCCTCTGGGACTGAGCCTCGCAAACCTGTCGCATTCACACCATTGAGCGCGCCTTCTGAACGACCCGCTGAGCCAGTAACGGCTGGTGCCGCTTTCGGCCCTGGCCCTGGCCAGGACTTATCCGCTCCCCCGTCTCGTGTCGCGCAACTGTTTAACCGGATTGCGACGGCAGGTGATGAGACCGGGGAGTTGGAGTACATCGCCAACCTCCTTACATCGAAAGGTCTCTAACCCTCATGGCTTCTCCCGAGAACAATGATCAGACCGATAACACAAACTATCTAGGTAACGTCGGTAGCATCAATGCTCGCCCGTCTCGGAAGAACCCTGGCGCTGCGGAGACACCCACTAACACGATCCGTTACCCGGAGCCGATGTCCCCAAACGAGGTGGTGGACTCTCCTTACGCTGACACGGATGCCCCGATGGGGCGTCGTCGTGCCTTTGAGCGCACCGCTCCTGCAACTACTTTTCAGGAATATCAGGACTCTCAGGAACGTCAGGCTCAACTGGTCCAACAGTTCTACGCCAATCGGCCTGTCGGCCCAATGAACTATGACGAGACTCGACGTGGAGCAGCCTACTCCCCCGACTCGTTCTCCTCTTTTCCTGAGTTCATTCAGGGATTGAAGGATGGCCGTTCGGTCGTCACAAATGATGGCGAATACTGGGCCAATGCTCCCGACTTGATGACAGATAAAGAGCGCACCCTCGTAGGAACGCTCAACAGCGGTAACACTTTCGGGATTGTTTTCAAGGATTCGGTAGCAAACAAGGACGCTGCCCGTATCAATTCGGACATGATTGCGCGTCATGGCTCGATGGATGCCGAAGAGTATGCGGCCAGTCTGGCCGAGTTGAACCCGGCTATCCTCGCCAAGGCCGCTGTTTCCGGCCTGGCTCCGAGTGAAATGGGTTCCGTCGCCCGTATCCTGGCGGCGAAGAATGTTGCTGAGGTTGCTTTCACTCGTGTCGCTGCCTCGAAAGGATCACAGCAAGGCTTCCTTGCTGCACGCCAGATCATCGCTTCCGTTGAGGATGAAGGTGATCAGGGCGTGGTGGCAATGTTCTTTCAGGACATTTTGAACAGTGGATCTGAAGCGGATGACAATGGAGAGAACTGGACTTCACAGGGCATTGCCATGCTTGGCACGCTGGCTGCCCCAGTGTTCAACTTTCTCATGCTCGGCAACGACACGATGGTGCAGTTCGCTACGGCAATGGCTAACCGGCAGATGGAGGCATTCAGCGACTTCGGGAACGGTGACTTCGCTGGCGGAATCGGCAACACTCTGCTAGGTCTCTCCCCGGCAGCGCCTCTCTCTACACTCGTGGATGGGTCTTACGGTGAGGCAGACAAGGGCACACTGAACCAGGCAGAAATGTCTGACCTTCGCAACGAGTACGGTGACTTCGCTGTAGACGTACTGGCCGATGTTTACGAAGGCTACGCCAGGGGCGATGATGACCTGCTTGAGAAGACTTTCGCCAAGTATGAGAACAATCCCGAGGCTTGGAGTCTAATCCAGCAGGGGATGATGGACGCCTCCATTGGCGGCAACACATCCTACTCTGACCTGTACACGAAGATTGCCTTCGCGGACCAAGGCAATCCGGGCAATGCCCTCGTTCGGGCCATGCCATTCATTGACCCCACTTCTGCGTGGGCTACTGGTATTCGTGACGTTACGAACACGACGGCAATGCTGACGTTGGACCCTCTCAATGCTGCGTTTGGTGCCGGTGTCGCACTCAAGGGAGCCAAGTACGGTTTCTGGCTTCTCGGTAAGACGGTGAACGTGGAGAAGGCGTTTACACGAGCGAAGGTCCAGAACTGGTACAACTGGTTCGGTAAAGAACTTCAAACCTTGAAGGCTTTGGACGATGCCGGTGACACCGTTGCCTACGGTCGCAAGTACACCACTCTTGTAAGCCAGTCGAAGAAGTACGCGAACGATGAGACTATTCGACTGTTCACAAAGCACGGGATCTTTGACGCCGATTCGGCGCGAGACTTCTACATGTCCATGGAGTCTGTGGAGAAGATCGCTGCCGGTAAAGCATCAAAGATGCGCCCGAAGCCTGAAGGCTACGGTGCCCGTGGCAAGAAGGGGACAGGTAACCGCGAGGGCCGTGGTAAGCGTAGTCAGCGGTCAGGGCAGGTGCCGTCTACCGCCGAGGACGCTATTGCGGCTGCGGCGAGCCAGGCACAAGCACAGGTCGCTAAGCGCACTAACCGTGTCTACGTTCCTCACCAGAGTGCGGCAACGACGGTGCTCAAGCAGACCATTGGTCAGGTCCGTGGCGCTGCTGACATAACCAAATATCTGGCACGATCCACTCCTGTGCTGGATGACGTGCTGGGTTCGGACTGGGTGACCTTGACTTCCAGTGAACGGTCAACTCGCCTCGCCTCCGTGATGGCTGATGACGCCCTCGTAGACCGTCTGGCCCGCGAGGTGGGTGACTGGTCTGTTGATGCTGCCGGTGCCCCGAAGCGCACCGTGGCAGGGCAGGCACTGGATTCCGTGCTGTCTGGGAACGGCGAGCGTGCAACCAAGTGGCGCAATGCCCTTGGCGTATCCCGGTCAGGGTGGGCTAAGAAAGGTGTGCTCCGTGGTGATGACGCATCCTTGGCACTGTCTCGTGCCGCTGACCGCTTCGCGGCAGTGTGGGCACGGATGCCTGACACTCGTGGCGGTATTGTCACTCTCGATGCCAGGGACGCTGGCAAGATCTATCAGATGATGCGCCTTGCGGGCGTGAACCGGCCCATGGCCTCCATGTTCCGCGCCGAGTGGGCGAAGATGAATCAGGCTCAACGCGAACTGGCTTTCGCTGGAATGGTTCGCACTTACGGTCGAGCCTCCGGCCTTGACCGGGTGTTGCTGGATTCCACTGGGGCGACAAAGTTTGATGAACTACTCAAGGGTGTCTCCGGCACTCGAATGAACGAGCGGTACGCAGCGGATCAGTACGATCGTTTCGGTGGCGCAATGCGCGACGCGGACGCGCAAGGACAACTGATCCTAGATGCTGCCATTTCCGAGCATCCCGTGTACCAGGACCTTGTTGCGGCACGCCTGGAACTGGATCGCTTGAACTCAGCGAATGCACCTTTATTGGCAAGGGCGGCCCAAGAGCGGGCCGTAGAGAAAGCGCAAGACGCATGGAAGCCGGTGGCGAAAGGGCTGCGGGCAGACATGAAAAGACAGGTGAAGATAGCCAAGCAGTCTTGGATGGATGAGGCTAACCTTTCCAACCCTGGTGAAGTGAACGTGGGTGGCAGTACCCGTCAGGGTGCTGTCTGGTTGTCGCAAACCAATGATGCCCTGGCCATGCCTAATTTCGGTGCCTTGGATAACTTCGCCGCACGACGTTCGTACATGAACGCGCTGCTGGTCAATAACCGTGTTGGTCAGACTGTCACAGACCTGTGGACGTTTGGCACCCTTGCGGGGCCACGGTTTCAGTTACGTAACGGACTTGAGGACATGGTTCTCTATGTCATCACTGGCGGAAAGATGGGTGCATTCTCCGAGGGCCGCCGTATCTCCACCATTGTGCGTAGCGCGACAGCACGCTTTGATCAGGATGTTCAGAAAGCCAAGGGTGAACTGGAAGCGGCCACGAAGAAAGCCGACGACGTTCGAAAGAGGGCCACTGATCAATCGGTCATTGACGCTGCCGAGAACGTTGAGGCGAGGGCTGCGGAGCGTCTAGCCAAACTGGAGAGGGCGGGGCTGAAGCCACGGAAGTTAGGTATCGTCAACACGGCACGGATGACTCTTGCGGTTAAGTTGTCAAACAATGCTGGCCTGGCTGGCAGGGAGAACACTCTGCGGGCACGCCTAGCGGCAGCCATCTTCATGCCCATGACCTCACCCGCTGAGCGGGCTGCGGCTGCAAAACTTGGCCGCGACGGCGTGGTGGCTTTGCAGATGAAGGCATTGGCACGTCAACGTCTACTTCTGGTTAAAGACCCAGAGGCTCGCGGTATCGCTGTGCGTTTACGTCGCGGTGCTGAGATTGAAGACTTGAGCCCGCGTCAACAGGAGATCCTGAGAGACATGGACGATTTGCTTAAGTCTACGACGGGCGAAGCGTACGAGCAGAAGGCTGCGGAAACGTCACGGCACTTGGCTGACAGTCTCATGCCAGCAGACGGAGATCTTCAACCTTTGGTTAAGGTTGGTGGCAAGTGGTACCGGCGTGTCAGGGTTGACCAGACAGCCCAGTACGTGTCCGAGCGAACCGTAGTCGGCAGGGTCACACCACCCCAGGCGGAGGGTGCTGTTCGCGCCCTGCACAACGTCACGTCCGATGGCCCCAGGGGCCAGGCAATCTTGCAGCGACTGGAACGCTGGTGGGCTGCGGAGAACCGTAGAGGCTCATCTGATGCCGCAAATATGCGGAAGATCGAAGATGAGGTTCTTAACTACATTAAGAGCCACGAGATGTGGCCCGTGTACCGGGAACGTTTTCGTCTGTACGAACCGGCTGATGAGCGTCTGTTTGTGCAGAAAGGCTTCAAGGATGCTTCAGGGACTTTCACTACCCCAGAGGGTAAGTTCAACAAGGAGTTGCTGGACGCCCTCTGGAACCCAGAGAAGAGGGGATACTCCGTCATTGATGAAGTCACTGGTGAACCAGTGGTTGCAATGGAGGACTTTCTTTCAGGGACGTTTAAACCTCCGTATCACACTGTGGCAGTGTCAGGCGAGTCGTTTCTTGTTCCAGCCGACATGGGCAGTGTTAACGCACTTATCGACAAGGGCTGGTCAGCCATGGGTCGGTCCTTGGCTCGCATGACTCGTGAACCGATCTTTAAAGCGAACTACCTTGAATCACGTAAAACGTTCCGTGCTTTGGAAGAGGTCTATGCGAAACAGTTCGGTGAAGATGCTGCACGTTCCTGGGCATCAAAGCAGTCCAGCGAACGTGCTTACGCACTCACAATGTCATACGTCGATAATCCAGCGGTTAGGTCACGTGCTGCGTACCGTGTCCGAAACGTCGCCCGGTTCTATCGGGCCATTGAGGACTTTGGTCGCCGCATGTATCGGGTGGCCAAGAATGACCCCATAGCGTTCTGGCGGGCCTCACTTATCTGGGAGGCGACTAATGAATCCGGCTTCAGCCACACGGACGAATACGGTCAGGACTACTTCGTGTACCCCGGTTCAGCCGCTGGACTGGAGTTCTTATCGCGGTGGCTGCCGATGTTCGGCAGCACTGCCGGGTTCATGATCGGTGGCAAAGTGCAGTGGCTGTCGCCATCTGCCGACCCCGACTCGTGGATGCCTACCTTGGCATCACCGTGGGCGTCAATTGTTTACCGTCCGGTCCTTCGGGCAATCGGTGGACCCGATGACATCTTTGGCGATATCGATCGCCAACTGTTCGGTGCCATCGGTGCAGATAAGGATCTGAACCTTGACGGTCCATTGGACGGCATTCTTGGTGAGGTTATTGAGGGCCTTCCTGGTGCCTTACCGCCGATTATCGACAAGGCGTTCCTTGGCCTGCTACCTGCGGCCCTTGGCATAGAACTTCCCGGGACTCTGTCATACAACGCGACCATGAAGGCCGCGATGATGATGCAGGCACAGGGGCGAGGACTCAGCATGGCTGACTCCAAGGACCCCGTGAAGGCGGAGGCATACGCCAACGAACTTCGTAGTACTTCTCTTGCCGTTGTTTTTGGAATGATAGTCACGGGACTTTTCGCCCCATCCGCACCTCAATTAATGGAAGACACTGTTTCCAAGTTGGGCCGGGACTTGGGTTCCACGGGCATGCGCCCCTCATTCCTTAAAGGAATGAAGCAAGCCATGGAATCCGAGGACGGCATAGACGGGTACTGGAAGTGGATAGAAAAATGGACTTCGGAAAACCCAGGTCTCGGCATTTACTCCTTGTCTCGCTCAGAGGCTGCGGAGATGGGCTACATGGAGCCGCTGGAGGGTAACGCAGAGTTCGCTATTCGTCACAGCGACCTGATGACCGAGTACCCGATTGGCGTGTCCATTTTTGGACCGAACACTGGTGAAGTCACCACGAAGTCTATGCGTGTGTTGAACATGTTTGACGTTCGCACACCTAAGACGCTCATTGATCAGGTGAAAGATCTGGCAACCCAGGAAGCCCGCATCGACTACCAGTTGGGTAGGCGGTACATGCAGGCGGATGTTGATGCCGCTCCCACTGAGGAGCAGCGGAAGATTCGCCAGTCATCCATGGACGCCACGTTGGCGTCATGGCGTACTCGCGCAGACATGAATGGCCTGTCCACTCGCCTTTACGTCAATGAACGCGAACAGCCTGAGTACTGGGCTGACCGTGTGGAAGAGATTCGCACGGTAGCGGAAGCAATCGGGACTGACGGGAACGGCCTGGGGCCGGAAGTGCTGCGGGCATATGAGGGATATGCGTGGGCCAAAAGCGAACTAGATCAACTGGTAATCAATCAAAGCGCCAACCCGAACTATGACGCTGAACGCGCCACTCTTAAAGAAGCATGGGATGGCGCATTGACAACAGAGTTGCAGAGGTTCCCTGGGAATGACCAATGGGAGCGCATCTTGGAAATTATGACTAGCGCTCTATCTCAGGGCTGGCAACTACCTGGAAAGTAGGGATCTATGGCCAACTTCACGGCGGATCAAATCGCACGACAGGCACGGATGGATGCCGCTAGAGCGGCTGGTCAAACAAATATGACGGGGAGAGTCCCCAGCGGCACTTACAGTGGTACGCAGAACGTGTCAGGTGGTGGTGGCCTTGGAGGCTTGAAGGACTCCTACACCAACGCCCTGTCTTTTGAGAACCAGCGTTCCGCGCCCACGGCGTACGAGGTCCGTGGGCAGGGCCTGTCATCTGTAGCCTCGCCGTACTCTGAGGTACTGAAAACGATGCCCCGCACTGGCGGGCAGGGCGTCTTCTCGTACGAGTACTACACCTACGATCAGGTGTCTAAGTCTCAGGCGGGAACTATTGGCTTTTACCGCCAGCAGTCGCTGGGTGAGCAGAAGTTGTGGGAACGGGCTGGTGCTGAACTGGGCCGTAGTGGCCACTCCCTGTACGCAGACTATGTAGAACTGTCTGCCTATGCCAGCACTGATGGGGCTAGGATCTCGCCCTTTGAACTGTTGATGAGTGACCTGAGTCGTGGTGCAGCCACGTTGGCTGACGATGGATCGGGTAGTGGTTCTGGTAGTTACGGTGGTGGTGGTGGTGGATCTAACTCCACCATCGTGTTATCGAACCGTGAAGATGCCCGGTCGGTTATCGACACCCTGGCCCTACAGATGGTCGGTCGAACAGTCAACGATAAAGAGTTTGAGCAGTACTTTTCTGCCTTGAACGCGGCGGAGCGCGCCAACCCGACAGTGGTGTCTATGGAGGGCGGCAGTGTCGTCCAACAGTCGGGCATGAGTTCGGCTGGTCGGGAGCAGGTCTTGGCTGACCAACTGCGGAAGAACGACGACTTCGCGGAGTTTCAGGTGGGCGGCCAAATGGTTGGCATGTTCCAGCAATACTTGAATGAGAAGGGCGTCTTCAATGGCTGAAGCCAAGGATGAAAAGGGAAACGCCAAGAAGGACGTGGCTGACAACATTGACTCAGTGCGTGACGTGTTGGAAGAGGCAGGTTTCGCTGTCCGACTGATACGGATGCACCCGGAGATCAAAGACATCATCAAGAAGTTGGGTAACCGTCTCGCTAAAGGACGGATCGACGAGCGTGAGATCTACCGGGAGTTTAAGAAACTTCTCGACGATACAGAGTTCGGGCAGCGCCCGTCCTCTGAGATCAGTGCCGACCTTGCCCGCTACCGGGAGAATAACCAGGACTTTAAACAGAACCTCGCCAACCTGGAGCGAGAGATCAACACTATCGCTGTGGGGAAGATGGGCAAGACTCTTGATCCTAAAGAGGCCCGCAAGATGGCTCTCGCCCTGGTGTACGCCGATGAAGGTTTTCTGTCTGGTCAGTTCGATAAGACGGAGATTGACCGGAGGCTGTCTCAGTATTTGATTGTTGAAGAGAAGCCTTCTGACACTGACCCGTATGCGATGACTGAACTGGGCGGTGACGCTGGCAATAGTCAGGACACGTTGCTTCGCTGGTTTGCAGCGAACGGTGTCCAGGTCGGAGCAAACGCTATGCAGAAGTATCTGCGTGACTTGCAATCAGGTGCGACAACCATTGACCAGATCAAGCAGAACATGAGAGAGCAAGTGTTCTCATCTAAGTACGGTGCTTACGCTGACCGATTCAAGGAAGGATTGGATGTCACTGACATCTCACTGGACTTCCGTAACGCAACTGCGCGAATGCTGGAGTTGAACCAGAACGAGGTCGGATTAGATCATCGTCTTGTCCGTAAGGCCATGGAGTACGTGGACCCTGCGACTGGGAAGAACCGACCCGTCTCGGGTTGGGAGTTTGAAAAAATGATCCGTGAAGATCCCGACTGGCAGAAGACAAACAATGCGTACGAACAGTACGCCACTGTGGGCAGGGATCTGTTGAAGACTTTCGGATTTGAGGTTTAAGGTGGCTACAGATCTAGAGCGCGCTATCGCGCGGGTTCAGTCCACTGGGGGTGCTTCTCGGGCGGAGAAGCGGGAGATCATCCAGCAACTTAGGCAGAACGCCAATAAGGACGGCAACCTGGGTGCAGCCGACCGTAAGGCAATGAACGAGGCCCTGCGTGCTACGACGACATCTAAGCCTGCACCTGCACCTGCACCCGTCACTCCACCTGACGGTGGCGATAACTCTAATCTGCCTGACGATGACGTGAACGTCGGTATCGGAGACCCACTGGCACCGAATAACCCGGTAACTGATAACCCTCCCGGTCCTCCCGCCGAGGGCTACGAGTGGGGTAAGGACGAGTTGGGGAACTGGAGACAGTTCGCTATCCCCGGCTGGAGCGGTGGTGGACCCACTGACCGCGACAAGGCGAATGCCGCTGTCTTTCTGTCTGACCTACTGGACCGTTTCGGTCTCAAGGAACTTACGGGGTCTGTTGCGAGTCTCATTGAAGAGTGGGGAGATAACACTCAAGTCATTGCCGTGAAGTTACGTGAGAACAAGATCTATCAGGAACGCTTCAAGGGGAACCTGGCACGGACTAAGAACGGTTTGAACATGCTTTCCGAGGCGGAGTACTTGGCCACTGAGGACGCGATTGCTACACGTATGCGGATACGTGGCATGAGTGCAGGCTTTCAGTCCAGGGACTACCTGGCTGGGTTGATCTCCCAAGACGTATCTGCTGCTGAGGTGGATGCTCGCTTGGAGCAGGGGCAGCGCGTCGTGGACAACGCAGACCCACTGGTCGTGGAGTCAATGCAGCGCCTGTACGGGGCCAGTATCGGTGACCTGTACGGGTACGTGTTGGACGCTGACACGGCCATTGGCGACATCGAGAAGAGGGTGTCTGCCGGTATTACTGCCCGCACGGCCGAGCAGTCAGGGTTGACGATTGGCCGCTCTCTCAGTGAGCAGATTGGGCAGATGACTGGCGGCAATGAGCAGGCTCTCCGGCCTGCCTTCCAGAGGGCTGGTGCCCTCGCTGATTCCACTAGGCGGCTTTCTGCCCTGGAAGGAATCGACGACCTCACTGATGAGGATGTCGTGGAGGGCGAGTTCGGCTACAACAAGGAGAACCGTGACAAGGTTCGCAAACTTCAATCCCAGGAACGGGCCAGATTCTCTGGCCAGTCGGGTGCCTTCCAGGGAACTCTCGGCGGTAACACCTCCTACTAGGAGGGCTATGAATTGAGAGTCTTCCGACTCTCGGGGTGCCCGCTGATGACGGCGCGAGGGTCATGCCTCACACCCCACTCCAGGTAGATCGACCGGCCCTGCCTGAGTCAGAAGACCGGTAGTGACAGCCAACCCCCGCTCCCCTGCGGGAATGTTGAGGGTCGCGTTTAAACACACAAAAAGGGAGTGCCATGTCTGGCAACGAGTACGACAACGACGAATACGATTACGACGATGATGGGTCTACAGTCCTTCGTCAACTCCGCAAGGAGAACAGATCGAAGGAGAAGCAGATTAAAGAACTGCAAGAGCAGTTGTCTGCAATTAACACACAGACTCGTGAACGCAGCGTCCGAGACGTGCTCACCGCGAAGGGTCTCAACCCGAAGATTGCCCGTTTCGTTCCCGAAGACGTTACCTCCGATGAGGACGTAGCAGCGTGGATCAACGAGTACGCAGATGTGTTCGGTGGAGCGACACAGGTGGAAGGCGACACTGATGAAGCCGAAACTTCCGCTCCACAAATAGACACGAGTGGGTATTCACAAAACGGGCAGGTGCAACAGTCTGGCAGCCAGTTCAACGGCGACCCAGGCCAACTAGCGGCACTCATTCAGAGTGCCCGCAGCCCGGAGGAACTCAACAAAGTTCTCTTCGGTTCTGAGGGCGGCCCCGCCGCTTTCTAGTCCATTCATTTAACTCACCTTGGAGGTGATGTTCCGTGGCGAACACGGACACAACTGCATTGGCTGGCCTTGTAAAGGCAGCCTATGACCGCTACGTGGAGTTTGAACTCCGCAGCCAACCCTTGCTCCGTTCGCTTGCTGACAAGCGCCCGGTGCAGCAGGCAATGCCCGGCTCGTCCGTGGTGTTTAGCCTGTACAACGATCTAGCACCCACGACGGCAACGCTGGATGAGAACGTTGACCCGGATGCGACGGCTATGCCCGACGTGTCTACCGTTTCGGTGACGCTCAACGAGCGTGGGCGCTCCGTGCTTCGGACCCGCAAGTTGAACGAGTTCGCATTCGCGGATGTCGATCCAGCAGTGGCCGACATCATCGCCTACAACATGGCAGACAGCCTTGATGTGGTAGTTGGTAACACACTCCTGGGTGGCACTCAACTCCTGTACGGCAGTGGCGGTGCGACACTGCCCACGGCAAACGGGGAAGTTGCTGCCGAGGACGTGATTACCGCTGCTGATGTTCGCAAAGTGGTGGCAAAGTTGCGAACCAACAATGCCGTGCCCCGTGAGGGCTCGCTGTACACGGCCATGATCCACCCCGAGGTGGCTCATGACCTTCGTGCCGAAACTGGTGGAGGCTCATTCGATGACCTCAACAAGTACACCGAGCGCAACGTTGACAAGCCGCTTAACGGAATCGTTGGCGTCTTGCACGGTGCCGTTTTCATCGAGACTCCCCGCGTGCCTGTCACCCCTGACGGTGCCGGTGCGGGCAAGGTTTACACGACCTTCATTGTGGGCAAGCAAGCCTTGGCGGAAGCCGTGGCTGTTGAGCCCGGAGTGGTGATTGGGCCCGTGGTCGATTCCCTGATGCGCTACCGCAGCATCGGGTGGTACGGACTTCTCGGCCACTCGGTCTACCGAGACGACGCGCTTTACCAGATCCGTTCGTCTTCGAGTATCGCCTGATCTGAGGCGATGCAGAAGTGGAAGGGGCTCCTCACAAAGGGGCCCCTTCCGCGCTCTCTCATTCTTCTTCTAGTTTTTGGAGGGCCTTGTGGCCGACAACTTAACCAACCTCGCTGAGAACGCACTCCTAGACACTCTTGTTGGCACAGCAGCCTTCAACCCCACCACCCCAATCAAGTTAGCCCTAGTCACCTCAAACGGAAACGACGCGACTGAGGGCACTGAGGTGATCGGTGGCGGGTACTCCCGTCAGACAATCACATTCAACGCTGCCTCGGGTGGCTCCATTGGCAATAACACAACCGTGACGTTCGGGAACATGCCCACGACAACCGTTGTCGGTATCGAGTTCTACGACAACGCTAACGTCCGTCTAGCGTACGGACCACTTACCGCATCGAAAGCGCTCACCTCTGGTGACACACTTCAATTCGCTCCTAGCGCTATTACCCTGACCCTGGGCTGATGAGTACCTTCCCGAGTAGGACCATCATCCTGCTCGGCGGTCCAGTGCGCGTAGATGGCGCAGCCACGTTCACGTCAGCCGCTACTGCTACTGGTAGCGGGCACTTTGTTCGTGGAGGAATGGCACACCTGACCGCCAGCGGGACGCTTGAAATATCAGGCGTGACAATCGACGGGCTCGCTAGAAGCCAACTAGCCGCTAAAGCGTTTATTTCCGGGTCTGGCACAAAGGTGACAACTTCAACGAGTGGCCTATCCGCTTCGGCAACGTCCAACTTTGTCGGGACGCAAACTTTCTTTGCGTCTTCTTATGTAGACATGGATGGAACGGTCGTTGCAGCCGGGGGTATCTCCTACCCAGCAGCGGCGGAGGACATGTCCGGTAGTGCCACGCTCGTCGGTACGGGTGGATTGGTCTTTACGGCAACTGCCGACCCCATGGCATCCGTTTCCCATCTCACCGTACTCGTCTTGCCGGTGTTGAGGTTGCGACTGCCAACAGTGGACGCTGTTTACACAGACGATCCGTTCTTTGAAAGATTTTCTATCACAAAAGGGGTCTCCCTACTCATCGAAGGTGGCGCTGGTCGCCTCGTCGAATACCCATCCCACACAGAACTCAAGGAATGTGACGCCTTCTACCTGGGTGGATACCAACATCAAATAACTCCCGCTGACCGAGCGTTAATTATCTCCGCTGGCTTTGGCGATCTCATTGAGGAGGCTTAACGTGAACTGTCGATCTGGATGTACTACGCCTGGTGCCCACGCTACGTGGGCTGAGTGTGCTCGCAGTGCCAACCTTTCAGTGGGAGCCCGCATGGGCTCCCCGCTGCGATCCACGTACGACAAGACTGACAGGGAACTGAGTACCTACCGGCAGGTAAGGGCCGAAGGGATTCAACCCGAAGGCACGACAATGGAAAAGATCAATGCAGCCAAGATGGCTACAGAGAACTTGGGTCGCCCCTACAACGCTAACGTCGATCCGCCCGCACGCCTGATCCGAACTAAGAACGCTGGACGTTTCGTTGCGGGTGGTGCCGCATGAGCGTCACCTGGGATTCGTTCGTGGAATCCACTTGCCTTATGGTCGGTGGGTACACAAATCGTCAAGAGCAAGTGACTCACATCACCGAGCCGCTAACCGTAAGTGATACGTCAGTGACAGTGTTTGACACGTCAAACGTGTCTGCTGGCGCGGTGATCGAGGTGGGTGCTGAACTCATTCACGTTGCTTCCGTGGACGCATCTTCCAATACGGTGACGTTCTCTCCGTTTGGCCGAGGGTATCGCGGGTCAACCGCATCCAGTCATTCCCTGGACTCCAGGGTGACCATATCCCCCGCCATTCCACGCTTCAGCGTGGAGACAGCAATCAATGAATCCATCACTGGAGTCTGGCCGATGGTCTATGGCGTAGCCTCGGTTACTTTTCCCTACCGTGCCGCTGTTGCTACCTACCCCCTTCCCGCTGGTGCGGAGAAGGTTATATCGGTCATGGCCGATACTACGGGTCCGTCGGCGGAATGGTTACCCGTTCGACGCTGGAGAATGGACGCCAGCGCTGACGCAACGGCGTTCCCCACAGGGTCAACTGTGTCTATCTACGACTCGATTACTCCTGGCCGAGACGTGCTGGTGACTTACTCTCACCAGCCAACCCCTCTGACATCTGGTGACCTGTTCACGGATAGCGGCCTTCGGGAATCTGCCCAGGATCTTATCCGCCTGGGGGCGGCTTACCGGCTGGTCCCTTGGCTGGAGGTCGGGCACGCTCCCGGTAACTACGCCGAGTCGAATTACTCAGCCGGTCTGGGCCGGGCCACCTCACCTACGTCTTTGGGTCGCTTCCTCGTGCAGGCGTACCAGTTGCGTTTACAAGAAGAACTGTCTGCATTGCAGACCGCGTACCCAATTCGATCCCACTACACGAGGTAGGCAAGCATGGCTTTACGAAACTATTCGTCGGTTTCCCCAAACACCACAATGTCGTCCGGCATCTCGCCAGGTGACACGACTGTCACGCTGACTCACGAGGACACAAACTTTCCGTTAGTTCCGTTCACTCTAATTCTGGCACCGGACTCGGTAAATGAAGAAGTGGTAGACGTGACGGAGAAGTCTGGATTCGTTTACACGATTACACGTGGCGTGGACGGCACGACCGCTAAGACACATGCGGCTGGGACTCTCGCTGTGCACGGCGTCTCTGCGCGTGATTTCCGGGAAGCGAATGAGGCTGCTAATTCTACGATCAATCCATTCTTATTGATGGGAGCCTGAGATGGCAACGAGTTACAAGGTGCTGGGCCAAACGGCTCCGGCGGCGACAACAGCGACAACGCTGTACACCGTTCCGGCTGCGACGGAGGCGGTGATCTCCACGATCAGTGTGTGCAACCGTGGCGCGGATGCAGGCACCTTCCGCATTGCGGTTCGTCCCGATGGAGCCACGTTGGCGGATGAGCATTACATCGCCTATGACGTTGCCCTAGATGCAAGTGCGACGATCCCGTGGACTATCGGTATCACGATGGGAGACACGGACATCATCACAGTGTATGCATCATCGGCTGATATTTCCTTCAATGCGTTTGGATCGGAGATCACGGCATGAGCGTGCAACAGATCCCCGCCAAGGCTTCCGGCGGGTCTTCCGGCGGGTCTTCGGTGGCGTACTTCATCGACGCCGCAGACACAGACATCTACGAGGAAACCCTTGAGTTGGTGGCGGGCGTCTACACCATCTCTTGTCCTAGCACGACAGTCGCGATTGTAGACTTCTGGGCATCTGATGGTTCGCTTCTTGCCAGCGGGGAAACATTGACCGGGACGGGAACCGTGTCGTTGTCAGCGCCGTGTGCGCGGGTTACCTACCGAGTCAGCACGGGGACAAACGTCCGTATTGGGGTGCAGTTGTCCGGCGTCCTGGCGGGTTCCGGCACAGCAGGAACCCTAGACACAGTAACCGCGACGGGAACCTACACTCCCGCCTCGGCAGGTGTCGCAGTCGTGTGCGTCATCGGCGGTGGCGGCGGTGGCGGCAATGCCGCCGGCAGTGGTCCCAACAGAGGTGGCGGTGGTGGTGGTGGCTCTGGATACGCGACGATCTTTAGTTTGCAACTGACAGGCTCTGGGGTCTCTGTGACCATCGGCGCAGGTGCCGCTTCAGGCGGGACGGGTGGCACTACATCTTTCGGCGCTGTGACGGCCACGGGCGGCAGCGGCGGTGGTGGTGGGGCATACGGTGGCGGTGCCACCGGCGGTGCCGGAGGAAGTGGAGGCGGCGGCGGCGCTGGTGGTAGCACCTCCTCCGGACGCTACGGTGGCACCGGTGGTAACAGCGGCGGCAACGGTGCCGCTGGTGCGGCTGGCTATTATGGAGGTGGAGCAGGTGGGGCAGGCAGCGGTTTCAGCATCGCGGCCTTCGCCGCATCCACGGGCGGCAGTGGCGATTACGGAGGTTCCGGCGGTGGCGGCATCTTTGGCGGTGGCGGAGGCGGTAACACCTCCGGCAGCGGCGGTGGTGGCGGCGGTGGCGGCGGTGGTGGTGTAGCGGGTTCACCCGGTGGCGCTATTCCTGGTAGCGCCGGTGGAGCAGGCGGAGCAGGCCGAGTACTAATCCTAAGGTGGGCGTGATGACTGAGTACATATATGCAGTAGTGGACATTGATGGAGTTGTCGAGAATATCGTCGTGACGGATGCCCCAGATTCTCACGATGGTTTGCGTCTTCTCATTCCTTCGGCTGCTGACATAATCCTGACAACAGACGAGACTGGCCCTGCCTACATTCTCGGGGATCAAATCGGTGGACGTTTTCGTATGCCGAAGCCGTTCGATTCGTGGCTTTGGAATGAAGACGACTGGCGGTGGTATGCGCCTAGCCCGTATCCGCAAGACGACACGGGCTACACATGGGACGAGAGTCTGGGAGATTGGATACCAATCCCCCAGATCGGTGAGTGATGCAGACGTACTGCTTCATGTCAGGGTTGCCCCGTACCGGC